GAGGGTACGGACGGGACTGTTGCTAGGGCTGGAGCGCAAATACTCGCCCAAGTAGATGGAACTCCGGGTTCATCCGACATGCCAGGCCGCCTCGTATTCTCTGTCACCGCCGACGGAGCGAGCAGTCCGACGGAACGATTAAGAATTTCACCTAAAGGTCGCTTATCGATGGTAAGCACTGATGGCGCAGCAAATGTTTTTGCTACCACAAAAGCAGCAGGCGCTACAGACACTTTGTTTGTTGGTAAACACAGTTCTAGCGGGTCCATTGACAATGGTACTGATTGCTTTGTTATTCGCAGCAACGGCAACGTTGAAAACACTAACAACTCCTATGGCGCCATCTCCGACATCAAACTGAAGGAGAACATCGTTGACGCCACCTCCCAGTGGAATGACCTGAAGGATCTCCGAGTTGTCAACTACAACTTCAAAGAAGGTCAGACCCACACCCAGATCGGTCTGATCGCCCAAGAAGTTGAACTCGTCTCCCCTGGTCTCGTCAGCGAATCCCCTGACCGCGACGAAGACGGCAACGACCTTGGCACTGTTACCAAGAGCGTCAACTATTCAGTGCTCTACATGAAGGCAGTGAAGGCTCTGCAGGAAGCAATGGAACGCATCGAAACCCTTGAGCAGCGTCTAAGTGATGCTGGCATCGCATAATCCTAATAAATAACTAAACCTCCTGCATGCCATTACACCATGTCTGTAAGAAAGGCCATTCCTGGACAGATTGAAAACAGAAACTTTCTTGCACCGACTGGTTTTCGTTTTCAAGTTACAAGAGCTCCAAAGATTTCATTCTTTGGAAATTCCATTAACATTCCATCATTGAATTTTGATGTTGCAACTCAACCGAATTATTTGAGAAACATTCCCCTGCCGGGAACAATGATTGAATTTGAGGATCTCACATTGAGATTTCTGGTTGATGAAAATCTTGAGAACTACTTAGAGATTCAGAACTGGATTCGTGGAATTGGATTTCCTGAAACTCTTGATCAAATTTATGATTGGCAGTTACAGAAAGCACCTGGTGGTTATGATTATGCGTCAATTGGTAACCGCCAACAATTGAATCTTTATTCTGATGGTTCATTGACAATTCTGGATTCCAACAACAGACCCAAATTGGTTTGTGTTTTTCAGAATCTGTTTCCTTACAGTATTTCAACTTTAGACTTTGACGCTACACTACAGGACTTGGAATACTTTACAGCAGAGGTAAGATTCAAGTATACTGTTTATAACATTGGACCTATTGATTGTTGTGGACAAATCCAAAGGAACTCCGGTACACAACCTTGAAACCATTCAGGAAATGTGGTTGAAGGATTCAAAAATTGATCCAGATAATCTCCACATGGAATCTCTAAATATTCCAGTTCTTCATGCGAAGTACTTTGATCTCTATAACACGATTATTCTTCTTAAGAAACGAGCGGAACAACAGAGAAAGAATGTTAGACACGAAAGATACGAATACTACTCAGGAAAGGCAGACCCAGAAGTATACGTTGAAAACCCGTTCCCCAAAAAGATTCGGGATAAATCGGTTATGGAAAAGTATCTGGACGCAGATGATAAACTCTCAGGACTTTCGTTGAAGTGTGAGTATTATGATGTTATGTTAAGGTACCTTGAAGACATTCTGAAGATGATTCACAACAGAGGGTTTCAAATCAAAAACTCAATCGATTACCAACGTTTTATGGCAGGCTTAGGATGAAAGAAGATAGCTACATTCTCGACTTTGCGATTGAAGATGTTTATCTTCTTTATGATTGTGTCTGCAAAAGAATTGAAAATTGGGAAGGTGCGCCAAAGAATCACCCCTTTGAGCAGGAACATCTACATAATCTGAAGACAGATCTTTATAGGGCGATCATCGATTACAAGTTTCACGATATGTAATAAATAACTTCAGATGAAGTTTATGTTATGGACGTTGTCATTGAGAAGATCAATGAAGTTCATCTGAAGATTACAGCGGATCCACATATTCAATATGAACTGAGAGATCGGTTCACCTTTGAAGTGCCTGGAAAGTCTTTCATGCCTCAGTTTCGTAAGAGAAACTGGAATGGAGAAATACATCTGTTTGACCTCAGAACCAAACGTCTTTACGTTGGGTTATTGGATAAGTTAGTGGCATTCTGTGAGAACGCAGGATACACTTATGAGTTCAAAAATAATAAGTTTTATGGTCTTCCTTTTGAAGTCAATGAGATGATTTCAAAAGAAGGTGTCAAGGATTATATGGCATCCATTATTGGTTCTGAAATCAAACCCAGAGATTATCAGATTGATGCTGTTTATGATGCTCTGAGATACAACCGCAAACTCCTTCTCAGCCCCACGGCATCAGGTAAATCTCTAATGATTTACTCTGTTGTGAGGTTTCATGTGGGATGTAAGAGAAAGGTTCTCCTGGTGGTTCCTACAACCTCTCTGGTGGAACAGATGTTTGAGGACTTTAAATCTTATGGGTGGGATGTTGAAAACCATTGTCATCGCATTTATGCGGGACGTGAGAGAGTTAACACCAATGAGGTGACCATCACCACTTGGCAGTCTGTTTATCAACTGGATAAAACATTCTTTGACGCTTATGATGTCATCATTGGAGATGAAGCACATCAGTTCAAGAGTAAGTCTCTCATTGGCATCATGGAGAAGTTACATGACGCCAAGTTTCGTTATGGGTTTACAGGAACATTAGATGGCACACAAACCCATAAATGGGTGTTAGAGGGGTTGTTTGGTCCTTCTTATAAGGTTACACAGACAGCTAAGTTACAAGAACAAGGACACTTGGCTCTGTTGGACATTCGGTGTTTAGTTCTCAAACACACACCTCGTAAGTTTGAGACTTATGAGGATGAAATCAAGTATCTGATTAGTCATGATTCCAGAAATCGTTTTATCAGTAATCTTGCTTGTGATTGTGATGGCAATACTTTAGTGCTTTACACCAGAGTGGAAACACATGGAGCAATCATTTACGATCTCATAAATAGTAAAGTAAGAGAAGGTCGTAAGGTCTTCTTTATTCATGGTGGTGTTGGTACTGAGGACCGAGAACAGGTTCGAAGTATTACTGAAAGAGAAGATGACGCAATCATTGTCGCTTCTTATGGGTGCTTCAGCACGGGAATTAACATTAAGAAACTTCACAATCTTATCTTCGCTTCCCCAAACAAGTCGCGCATTAGAAACCTCCAGAGTATCGGTAGAGTGCTAAGGAAAGGCAAAGATAAGATCAAAGCAAAACTATATGACATCTCTGATGATATTACATTCAGAGGTCGTAAGAACTTCACTCTTAATCATTTTATAGAACGAGTTAAGATCTACGTCTCTGAAAGTTTCAATTATGAGATTACATCAGTTGATCTTAAAGATTAGGAGAAACATATGACTGATGAATTCTATGCTACTATTAAACTTAAAACAGGAGAAGAGATCTTCTCTAAAGTGTCTGCTTTAGAAGAAGAACACAATAATAAACTTCTTCTTCACTTTCCTATTGTTGTCGAAGAAATCATCATTAGAGGTAGGCCAGCTGGATATAAGATGGAACCCTGGTTGAAAACTACATCAGATGATCTATTTGTTATTGATCTCGATAATGTCATGACAATGAGTGAATCATCAGACATTGAGATGGTGCTTTATTACGACGAGTACATTAAGAAATCTAATCGAGATAATTATTCTAAGCTTGACTCTAAGATGGGCTACCTAGGAAACATTAAGGATGCCAAGAAAGCCTTAGAGAAGCTATATAAGCTCTAGAGCTTTAATTCTGAAACTGTAACAAGGATGAGTGTAACATTCCCAAGAGAGTTTGGCAAGCGCTTGACAATCTTTACATTTACTGATAACATAACTTCAGTAAGTGAAGTTTCATATGACTTTTAGTAAGACTTACTCAGTAATGGCGAAATCAAAGAAACCACCAGAGCATTATGTTAATAATCAGGAATTCCTGGAAGCACTGGAGAATTACATTGCTGAGGTGAAGAGAGCGGCCACTGAGGCTGGAGTTGATTTAGATCAATTAAAAGAATGGAAAGAGAGGCCTCAGATTCCCCATTACATTGGTGAATGTTTTTTGAAGATGGCAACACGCCTTTCTTATCGCCCAAACTTTGTGAATTACATGTTTAAGGAAGACATGATTTGCGATGGGATTGAGAATTGTGTGCGTTACATTCTCAATTTTAACCCAGAGAAGTCAAAGAATCCATTTGCTTATTTCACACAAATCATTTATTTTGCTTTCCTAAGGAGAATCTCCATGGAGAAGAAGCAACTGGAGATTAAGAACAAGATTTTAGAAAGAACTGATTTTGATGAAGTGTTTGATGCTAATGAGTTAGATGCATCAAATTGGAGTGATTACAACCAAATTAAAGACAATGTTCATTCCAAGTTAAGGAAATGAAGGTTGCAATTTTGACCGATACCCACTACGGTTGCAGAAAAGGCTCTAAACTCTTTCATGATTATTTTGAGAAGTTTTACAATGAGATTTTCTTTCCAGCATTAGATGAGCATGGGATTGACACTGTGATTCACATGGGTGATGTCTTTGACAGTCGCAAAGGAATTGATTTTGCTGCACTGACATGGGCAAAGAGAGTTGTGTTTGAACCTCTCAAAGAAAGAAACATTGACACTCACATTGTTTCTGGCAATCATGATTCTTATTATAAGAACACAAACGCAGTTACATCTGTTGACTTACTTTTGAATGAGTACCACAATATAAGTGTGTACACAGAGGCAACAGAAGTTCCAATTGGAAATCTGCCAATTCTTTTTATTCCGTGGATCAATGAAGAAAATCGCAAAGTTACTCTCCAGACCATTCAAGATTCAACTTGCAAGATGTCGGTGGGGCACCTTGAGTGCAGAGGATTTATGCCTCATCGAGGTTGCGTCATGGAAGATGGTATGGACAGCAACATCTTTAAGAACTTCTCGTTGGTCTTCAGCGGCCACTACCACACTCGATCGAATGATTCTAGAGTCTTCTATATCGGCAATCCCTACGAAATGTTCTGGAATGATGTGGCCGACCGAAGAGGATTTGTAATTCTTGAGACAGACACTTTGGAATGGGATTATGTGAACAATCCCTTCAGAATGTTTTATAATGTTTATTACGAAGACACAGACCATCAACTCTTTGATGCCAGAGAACTGGAAAATAAGATTGTGAAAGTGATCGTTCGTAAAAAGTCAGATAACATTAAGTTCGAGAAGTTCATTGACAAACTTTACTCCGTTGGAGTGGCAGAACTTAAGGTCATTGAGAACTTCCAACTGATGGAATCTGAGGAATTTGAAGCAGAAGAATCAGAAGATACTCTGAGTATTCTGAATCGTTATATTGAAGAATCTGATACTGAGTTGGATAAACCAGTAATTCAGAAATTGATTCGTGAAATCTATCAGGAGGCCTGCGAAGCGATTTAATGTACATCCTCACCATCAAAGGACATGAAACAGAAGGAGCTTACTCTGTTGTCGACAGAGAAGGTGAGGAAGTGCTTTTTATCTTTGAAGAACAGGAAGATGCGGATCGATTTGTACAACATCTCGATGCACAGGATTATCCTGAAATGGTTCCAATGAAAGTTGATGAAGAGATTATGATTGAGGCTTGTGAAAAACACGGACACAAGTACACAATCATCACTCCTCAAGATGTTGTAATACCCCCTGATGGCCAGAGTGATTTTGTATGAGTTGCGAAAATGATTTGCTTTGAAAAGATTAGATGGAGAAATTTTCTTTCGACTGGTAATCAGTTTACAGAAGTTCAACTGAATAAAACAAACACCACTTTGATTATTGGTGCAAATGGATCTGGCAAATCAACAATCCTTGATGCGCTATCTTTTGTTTTGTATGGCAAGGCGTTTAGAAAAATCACGAAGAATCAACTCATCAACTCTGTGAATGAGAAAGGAACTTTGGTGGAAATTGAGTTCACCATCAATAAAACAGAGTGGAAGATTGAGAGAGGCATCAAACCCAATCTTTTCAAGATTCATAGAGATGGTGAAGAACTGGATCAAAGCGCTTCTGTCATTGATCAACAGAAGTGGTTGGAACAGAATGTTCTGAAGATGAATCACAAATCATTCTCTCAAATAATTATTTTGGGTTCATCCACCTTTATCCCCTTCATGCAACTCCCCACCAATTCCCGCAGAGAGGTGGTTGAGGACCTTCTGGACATCAAGATCTTCTCCTCAATGAACTCTCTTATCAAAGAGAAGATTAGAACCATCAGGGAGGAGATTAAGACACTGAATCTGAGAAAGGAATCTCTCATTGATAAGGTTGAAATGCAGAAACGTTTTATCGATGAGATTGAGAATGATAGCAACTTTCAGATCAAACAGAAAAGAAATCGAATCTCTAAACTTCTGAAAGAGGTGGAAGAAAAGATTGATGAGAACAATAACTCCGATGAGGTTGTTGAACTCAAAAGAGAAGAGATTAAACAATATGAGGGATCTTCTGATCGTCTTCGTCAGTTTGGAACCCTAAAAGGAAAACTCTCACAGAAGATTTCTTCAATTGTAAAGGAACATAAATTTTTTACTGATAATTCGGTTTGTCCCACCTGCAATCAGGACATTGAAGAATCATTTCGGTTAAATAGAATTGATGACTCTCAAAATGAAGCAAAGGAATTGCAGGCTGGGTTCGAAGAACTTCAGGAAGCAATTAAAGAGGAAGAGCTGAGAGAGTCCTCTTTTCACAAATTATCTGGAGAAATTACTAAGATTCTGAATGGAATTACTTCAAACAATTCTCACATTGCTGTTTGTCAGCGACAAGTCAATCAACTGGAATCGGAAATTCAAGACATTATCGATCGAGTCGAGAATAAGAATTCTGAACATGAGAAGTTAGAAGAGTTTAAGGAGAGTCTTCAAAAAACATACGAAAAACTGGCAGAGAAGAAGGAGACAATCTCCTACCATGATTTTACCTACTCACTCCTGAAAGATGGTGGAGTGAAGGCAAAGATCATCAAGAAATACCTTCCATTGATTAATCAGCAGGTCAATAAGTATCTGCAATCGATGGACTTCTACATCAATTTCAAACTGGATGAGGAGTTCAATGAAACTGTTGAGTCTCCCATTCATGAGGACTTCTCTTATGCTTCCTTTAGTGAGGGTGAGAAGTCTCGGATTGACCTGGCATTGATTCTTGCCTGGAGGGAAGTCGCCCGTTACAAGAACTCAGTGAATACCAACCTCATTTTGTTTGACGAAGTTTTTGATTCAAGTTTGGACAGTGCGGGAAGTGATGACCTGTTAAAGATTTTGCGTTATGTTGTGACAGACGCAAACATCTTTGTGATTAGCCATAAGCAAGGATTGGAGGATAAGTTCTCCAGAGTCCTCACATTTTCCAAGGAAAAGAACTTCTCATTCTTATCTGAGACTGACTGAGACTAAAATTGTGTTACATTTCAATAAGAGTCCCCCTTGATGGATCCCCCCCATCAGGGGGTTTGTTATTATATCCTTGTGTTATGGAGAGAAACCATGAAAGTTGTAAAAATCACTGAGAACATTAAGTATTTCGCCTTGTCTGATGAGGAGGGGGAATTTGGTCTTCTCTTCGATGAAGATAAACAAGTATTCGCTGAGATTTACACACCAGAAGATTTTGTTAGCGTATACAATCAATTCACTCAGTTGATTTGACATTGAGTGTCAAATCAGTTATCATAAAAACACATTATAAAGTCCTGCAATATGAAAGATTCTATTCCTCCATTTGAGGGTGATGTGATAATCTTTGGGGGTGATGGCAGGGATTGCGTATCACTCACAGGATCAGAACCTTCGGATTCGATTACCTTTACTTTGGATGTTGGTAATGACAAAGGTCCTAATCGTTACAAATATGAAGAGGACAAGATTCTCGAAGAACTGAAAGAATACATTTCCCGAACATATAATCAACACTATTCTGCTGGTGATGACAAGATTCAAACCCTGGATCTGATTGAGGCGTGTGGGGATGGAGAAGAATTCTGTCGGAGCAACATTCTCAAATATGCCTCTCGTTATGATAAGAAAGGCACCGCACGACGTGACATTATGAAGATCTTACATTATGCTGTTCTTCTGATGTACTTTAACGACAAAAACTCACAACGTGAAACTTATCCTCAATAATAATGAAACTTTCTGACTCTACTATCAACATTCTGAAGAATTTTTCTTCAATCAATCAGTCAATTCTTTTTAAGGCTGGAGATCGACTTAGGTCTATTTCTGTAATGAAAAACATTCTTGCAGAAGCAACCATCACAGAAGAGATCCCAAAGGACTTTGGCATTTATGATCTGAATCAGTTCTTGAACGCACTGAGTCTTCTTCAGAATCCTGAACTTGACTTCACAAATGATGAGTATGTTCTCATTCGAGAAGGCAAGAAGCGTTCTAAGTTCTTCTTTGCTGATCCTTCTGTGATCGTTTCTCCTCCAGATAAGGAGATCTCACTTCCCTCAGAGGATGTGTGTTTTGTCTTGACATCTCAGGATCTCGCACAACTGAAGAAAGCAGCTTCTGTGTTTCAGGCTCCTGATATTTCTGCCATTGGTGAAGCTGGTGTGATCAAACTCGTCGCGAGGGATAAGAAAAATGACACATCTAATGATTTCTCCATTGTCGTTGGTGAAACTGACTTGGATTTTGTCTTCAACTTCAAAGAAGAAAACCTCAAGATTCTTCCGGGAACCTACGATGTAGTGGTTTCCTCTAAGCTTCTGTCACGTTTCTCCAGTCAGAATCGTGATTTGACTTATTACATCGCCCTTGAACCTGATTCAACTTTCGTCTCATGATCGAACTTTTTGCATCACTCGTTGTTGATCTCTCTGACCAGAAGTTGTACGCCTTTGACAACAATGGTCAGATGGTTTTTTCAACTCTGGTCTCCACCGGAAAGCCATCAACACCTACACCCACAGGTGAGTTTTATGTTGGTTCCAAGTATGCAAACACCGACTTTGTTGGTAACTATGGAAGAATCAATCTTGATAATGTGTTGTGTCTAAATGGTCCTGGGATTCGTCCAGACACTTATTGTCTGCACCCAAAACCAAACGAACATCAACCTCTTGGAACTCCATACTCTTTGGGTTGTATTCGGATGGGACATGAGGCAGCAAAGTTTGTATTCCAAAGTACAGAACGAGGAGTTCCTGTTTATATTCGACAATGAATGAAAGAAATAAGATTGTTGTTCTCGATGATTTCATGGAGTCTGACTTCTTCGAGCAAGCCAAGTCCAAGATTGATTCGCATGAACAACAATATCATTTCCAAAAGAACATCTCCATGAGTGGAGAAGGTGATCCAAGATTCTACTATGGTTTTGGATGCACCTTTGTTGCTGCAAAGAAACCAGATATCTATCACAAACTACCAAACAAGGATTACATCTTTTCAATCAATGAGAAGATTAAGAGAGAGTTTGGGTTCAAAGTGGTCGGAAGATCTCGGCTAGATATGACAACATATCGGGGTGAAGAACAAGTTAAGTTTGGAGCACACATTGATCTGAACGGATATCACCACACAACAATCTTCTATTTCACCACTTGTAACGGACCCACAGTCATTTACAATGAAAGACTGATGAGAGGGGATGTTCCAGAGAATCTTAATCTCACAGAGAAAGAGAGAGTTTATCCTAAGGAAAATAGACTTGTTTTGTTTCCTGGGAATCATATTCACACTGGAATGTCAGCTACAGATTCACCTAATCGAATTCTATTGAATTCTAATTTTATATGAAGAATTTAAGACAAGATGATTACTTAAGGATCATAGGGGCCGCGATGATGATCGTGGGTTACTTTGTTCTTCTTTACATTGATGTGAAGACTGGAGTTACAATAAGATTCTTTGCAAACATCGCAATGATCCCATTTGCTGTTAGAATACGAACATGGGACATCGTGGCGTTGGAGGCCTTCTTTGCCATGATCGACCTTTCTAAGTTCATTCACCTTTCGTTATGAATATTTTTGTGACTTCGCCGGACCCTTGGGAATGTGCCAGGGTGCTTCCTGACCGTCATGTTTGCAAGATGCCCTTGGAAACATGCCAAATGTTGGCCATTGTCGCATCTAAGAAATGGGGACATGGATTTGGCACCCTTCCCAAAGCAGACGGTACTCCCTATGCCACTGAGAAGGGTGCTTTTCGCAATCATCCCTGCACTAAGTGGGCATCTGAGTTTGTAATGAACTGGCAGTGGTTGATTGCTCATGGGTTTGCACTCTGTGATGAGTACAAGATGAGGTATGGAAAGAAACACAGTTGTCTTCAAACTCTTCACGCAGCAAAGGAGATATTTCCCACAGGTGATCCCACAGGTAGATCTGGTAAAGAACCCACACCATTCGTGAGGGCAATGCCTGATGAGTTCAAACTGGACACAAGTATTTCTACCTTTGATGCTTAAAATGTACATTGCATCTAAACCTTGGGTGACAGATAATTACCTTAGAATTCCAGATAGGAGACCTGAATGGCTATGAAATTACTAAAGACAGAAAAGTGGAATCGATGCAATCTCTCTGGAACTCGTTGGGAATTGTTCGACTCCAAGTTGAACATTGAACTTGAAAGAGATAAGAAATCAAAGATAAATTTCTGTGTGTTGTTTCAGATTGGTGGAGGCTTTGCTATCTACAAATCAATAATTATTTTTGGTTACAGTCTTACTGTTGAGTTGATTTTATCATCATGAATTGGTTTAGTTTTTTTGATAATCTTTCTGACGATGAGAAAGATAAGATTGCCATTCTTAGAGTAATGGAATGTACTAATGGGGTTATTCAACATGCCCACAGGGGTAGTGAACCTTATGCGCTTTCCATTGAAGACACTCGCGAAGCAATGAAGTTCAGTATGGGTGCTATGAAACGAATGACCATTCCACTAAAGAGTGGTAACGTCACTTTTACGCCAGAGACTGAGAAAGTTCTTCGTCAAATTCGAGAACTTTACATCAGTGGAGTTAAACAGGGAAACAGAGAAGACTTTGATGAGTTTATGATGGCATCAGTTGGGTCCTCGCGAGCAGTTGGCAAAGAAAGGCTTTTAAATGCGGCTAAAACCATTCAGAAAGATGTGAATTGTAAGCCCATTTGTGAACACACAAGTTGGGGAGTTGGTTATTTGGTAGGATTACTATGAAGTGGATTACGACGATTCAAGATTGTTATGTTGATGGAGAGGATGATTGGTTTATAGATCTGCCACCTGAGATGTTGGGAGAGCTTGGATGGACTGAGGGAGATGTGTTAGAATGGTCTGATAATAATGATGGATCCTTTACTGTAAGGAAAGTTGCATTATGAGTTCAATTGATAAAAAACCCTTCATCTGGGTGGAAGCTTACAGACCTCAGACAATTGAAGAGTGTATCCTTCCAGAGGGAATCAAAAAGACATTTAAGGACTTTGTGAAGCAAGGTGAAGTGCCTAACCTTCTTCTTTCTGGTCCTCCTGGTTGTGGTAAAACCACAGTTGCTAAGGCACTTTGTAATGAATTAGGAGTTGACGTTTATGTCATCAATGGATCCGATGAAGGTAGATTCCTCGACACTGTCAGAAACAATGCGAAGAATTTCGCTTCGACCGTCTCACTTTCGTCAACTGCTAAACACAAAGTCATCATTATCGACGAAGCTGACAACACGTCACACGACGTACAACTCGCCTTACGGGCTTTTACTGAGGAGTTTGTTGGCAACTGTCGATTCATTTTCACCTGTAACTACAAAAATAAAATCATTGAACCCCTCCACTCGCGATGTGCCGTTGTTGACTTCAGTCTCAAGGGTCGGGAAAGAGCGAGTCTCGCAGCATCGTTCTACACTCGACTCAAAGAAATCCTGGATCTGGAACAGGTTGATTCGGAGGATAAGGTTCTGGTAGAACTTATCAACAAACACTTTCCTGATTGGAGGAGAGTGTTGAATGAGGTTCAGCGTTATTCTGCGAGTGGTAAGATTGACGCTGGCATTCTTGCTTCCTTTAGTAATGTAAAAACAAATGATCTCTTCAAGAAACTCAAGGAGAAGGACTTTCCGTCGGTTCGTAAGTGGGTGGTCAATAATCTGGATAATGACCCTACTGTGGTTCTTCGTTCTGTATATGATGGTTGTTACGACTTCCTCACAGGTCCTGGTGTTGCTGCTGCTGTTCTTATTGTTGCTAAGTATCAGTATCAAAGTGCGTTCGTGGCAGATCAGGAGATCAACCTTCTGGCGGCGTTAACTGAAATTATGATAGAATGCTCATTCAAATGAATACAATCGTTCTTTATACAAATGGTGGTCAGGAATCTGATCGCCTTCGCCAACTTCTAATGAGTCTTGGTGATGAATATCACGAATATACATTAGGTGAAGATTTCACAGAGTCTCAATTCCGTAAGGAGTTTGGTGAGTCTGCTGAATATCCTCAAGTATCTATTGGAATCAACCATATCGGTGGTCTCAAACAAACACTAAACTATCTAAAAAACAAAGGTAAAATATTATGAATGTAAAGGTGATTCGGATGTCTTCTGGTGAAGATGTTGTGGCTTCTGTTCTTGAGGATAAGGAAGATGTGTTGGTGATTGAGAACCCAATTGTTGCTTTCAATCAAGGTAATGGTCAGCTTGGGTTTGCTCCATATGCTCCTCTTCTGAATAAAGATCAGAAGGAATTGGAACTCAATAAGAAGTGGATTGTTTATGTTGCTGGTGTGAATGATGATCTTGTTGAGAGTTATGAAGAGATGTTCTCCCCCATCTCCAAGCCCAGTAAGAAACTGATTCTCTGATATGGAACTGAAAGACTGGTTGAACTCAATAAACTTTAATAAGGAAAACCTTATTAAAGGAAACCCCGATATCGTTAAACAGTACCCACCATTCATTATCAATCGTTGTTTGTCTGGACATCTGGATTGCATCCTCTTTGTGAATGAAATGAACAAGTCTCATTTCTTAGATAAAGATATGCAATATTATTTTTATCTAAATAGTCTGAGGAAGAAAAGGAGATTCTCTCCTTGGCTTCGCAAAGATAAAATTTCAGATCTGGATTATGTGAAACGTTATTATGGTTATAGTAACGAGAAGGCACTCCAAGCTTTGAAACTTTTGTCACCTGAACAAATTGATTTTATTAAACAACGACTTGATACTGGTGGAAAAAGATGACACAAACGGTTGAGCCGCAGGTGGAGTGGTCTCAGGATAAAATGATTGAGATCAAATTGAATGAACCTGATGATTTCTTGAAAGTGAGAGAAACACTAACGAGGATTGGCGTTGCGTCGAGAAAGGAAAAGAAACTATACCAATCCTGCCACATCCTACACAAGCAGGGTAAGTACTACATCGTACACTTCAAAGAGTTATTTGCTCTTGATGGTAAATATGCTAATCTTACTGTCAATGATGTTCAACGTCGTAATCGTATTACAAAACTTTTATCTGATTGGGGATTGGTCTCGGTGGTGAGTGAAGATGATATCTTGAATATCGCTCCTCTGAACCAAATTAAAGTTCTCCCATACAGAGAGAAAACTGAATGGGTTCTAGAACAGAAGTACAATATTGGTTCTCGCGCAAAAGAAAAAACTTCTGAATAAGTGAAGAAACCACCATAACTGAGGTGAGGTTATCGCCACTTCTCATTTGAACTCTCCAGTGATAAATTAATAGTGTGGAAGCCATAACGGTTCCACATTGTTCAACTCTCGCTTAATAAGGAGAAATCAAATGACAACACTTTCACGCTACAATGCCGGAAACATTGATAAGTTTCTGAGCGATATCAACCGTTATTCTATCGGATTGGATAGTTGGTTTGATCGGATTGGATCCGTCAATGATACAAATTATCCTCCGTACAACCTCGTCAAGCAATCTGATACTGAGTTCCAACTGGAGCTGGCTCTTGCTGGTTTCCGCGAAGAAGATCTGAAAGTCTACACTGAGCGCAATCAACTGATTGTTGAAGCCTCTAAGGAAGAGACTGATGGTCGTGAGTATGTTTATCGTGGACTGGCAAACCGAGCATTCAAGCGGGTCTGGAACTTGGCTGATGATGTTGAGGTTCGTGATGTTACCTTCGTCAATGGTGTCCTGAGTGTCAACATTCTGAAGGTTGTTCCTGAGAAGTTCCAGAAGAAACTTCTCTTTGGTTCTGATAAAGCCTGATAAATAAGAACATAACCAAATATCGTCGCCGCGGGGAGTTAATGGCAAAATCCATTGACATCCCCCCTTTTTTTGTGTTATAATTATGAAAGGAATTATAAGCTTATGTCTATAAAACTTGTCATCCTCAAATCTGGTGAGGATGTTGTGGCAGATGTTGAAGAAATGGTGATCAATGACAAGGTGGTTGGTTACTTCTTTAATCATCCCTGTCGTGTGAAACTGACCAGTAAGGGTCCTCAGAGAGATGGGAGTCATCATAGTCCCTTTAAGATTGATATTCTCCCGTGGTCTCCTCTTTCCAAAGACCAAAGAATCCCCGTGGTTGTCGATTGGGTCATCAGTATGATGGAACCAATCGATGAACTCCGAAGAATGTACGAAAAAGTAGTGTTGGATTATGAACGAAGAAAATCTGCAGCTGTTGTTGATGACAAACAATCAGTTGATACTGACTCAGATTGAAGAAGTACCATCTGAACTTGGACAACCTGATTGTAAGATGGTTGAACCATTCGTTGTGAATGAATCAACGTTGACACTTTCACCTTGGATGATGAGTGTGACACGTCAGAACACATTTATGATTCATAGTGACAAGATCTTGACTATGATGGAACCCAATGATAAACTGAAGGATAAGTACAAACAAGCAGTGAAGGGATGAGGTTTTATACCAGTGTGGTGATGGTAGGAAACACCTTCCTACTTCGTGGTTATGAAGATGGTAAAAGAGTAACTCTCAGAGAAGAATATCAACCAACTCTGTTTGTTAAGACGAACAGAGACACCGAGTATCGCACATTGGATGGTGAGAAGGTAGAACCCATCAAACCCGGATCCGTGAGGGATTGTCGTGAATTCTTTAAGAAATATGAGGGTGTAGATGGGTTTAAGATCTATGGCAATGAGAGATATGTCTATCAATACATTTCTGACAAATACCCAGAGGATGAGATCCAATGGGACAAGAAGAAGATGGACATCTATTCTCTTGACATTGAGACTACAACCAAATATGGATTTCCCAGTCCAGAGGAATGTCAGGAAGAGATTTTACTAATCACCATTCAGAATGCTGCAACCAAACAGATCATCACTTGGGGCCAGAAACCTTACACACCCAAACAGAAGAATGTCACCTATCATGAGTGTGGAACTGAGTATGACCTTCTAAATGGTTTCATCTATTGGTGGACACAGAACACGCCAGATGTTGTGACAGGTTGGAACACTAGACTCTTTGATATTCCTTACATTTGTGGAAGAATCACACGAGTCTTTGGCGAAAAGAAAGTAAAGATGTTATCCCCTTGGGGATTGGTTCAGGAAGGTGAACTTTATGTTACTGGTAAAAGATACACTACCTTCAAGATTCAGGGTGTGAGTTCTCTTGATTATCTTGATATCTATAAGAAGTTCACTTACGTCAACCGAGAGAGTTATCGGTTGGATCACATTGCCGAGGTGGAACTTGGACACAACAAATTAGATCACTCAGAGTTTGACACCTTTGAAGAGTTTTACACAAAGGGATGGGATAAGTTTGTCGATTACAACATTGTTGACGTGGAACTGGTGGACAAGTTGGAGGATAAACTCCGACTGATTGAACTCATCATTACCATGGCGTTTGACGCAAAGGTGAACTTCAATGATCCAATGGGACAGGTGGGATTGTGGGACGCCATCATCTATAATTATCTGAAGAAACAAAACATCGTTATCCCACCACGGGAGATGACAGAGAAGAACTCTAAGTTTGCAGGTGCTTATGTAAAAGAACCCGTTCCTGGAGCTTATGACTGGGTGGTGTCCTTTGATTTGAACTCTCTGTACCCTCACCTCCTAATGCAGTACAACATCTCACCGGAAACTCTTCTGGACGAGAGACACCCATCAGTGAATGTGGAGAAGATCCTTAATGAGGAAGTGAACTTTGAGATGTATAAGGATTATGCCGTCTGTGCCAATGGGGCAATGTTCCGTAAGGACAAGAGAGGTTTTCTTCCGGAACTGATGGAGAGAATGTATAAAGAAAGAAAGGCATTCAAGAAGGAGATGTTAAAATCTAAACAGAAGTTGGTTGACATTGAGGCAGAGATGAAGAGAAGGGGGTTGAAGTAAGACTGGGTGGGTTATGGAGAGGTAATGATGTGTTAGAATGGGGAGTTGGAAGATTACGATAAACTCTTATGGATTTAGATGTTATTTGTGAAGAATTCTTACATTATGATGGGAGTTTATTATCTTTCTGTGAGAGATTTTCTTATCCTTATAATTTAGTTTATAAGAGACTGAAAAAGAGTCACCCAAACTCAATAAGCAGAAATAAAAATGGCACATTCAAATTGGAGAAACGACCGCGAAAGGTTTTGATTTCACCAGAAGAAATGAAAGAGATGTTTTTTGAGAAGGGAATGGGGCAGAAAGAGATTGCTGAAGAGTTGGGAGTGACGAAGGGAGCAATCTGTTATTTTATGAAGAAACATAACATTGACGTAAAGTCTGTGTCTCTAAGTCGTTATTTTACAAAGGAGAGACGCGAGCTTCATCGTCAACAGGCATTGTCGGGGATTACTGGAGTGTTTCGTGCTGGAAGAAAGTTTCATTCAACCTCCATTGAAGTGAAGTTTATGAAAGTGTGTGATGAGATGGGGATAAATTATAAGAGGCAGTTTTCAATTGAGAAGAATGGGCATCCTTATGATTTTTACATTCCCTCAATGAATTTGCTGGTGGAGATGGATGGGGTTTATTGGCACACAATGGAGAATCAAGTAAAGAAAGATAAAGAGCAGATGGCAAAAGCGGAGGAGTTGGGTTATAATCTGGTGAGGATTACTGATAAACAAATCAAAGATAATCCACTCGTAATAAAGGAGGTGTTGTCATCGGATTTCTGATTGGTGGGGATGACGAAGCAGGTAAGCAACCACAAAGAATTACAGCATCTGAGAGCGATTACTCTCATCTTTCTGATAATGAGTTGAGGAAGTTGAGAGATGAAACCATAAAAGACATTTCTAAGTTTAGTAACTTTCAACTTGTAAGAAAGGTGACTCTAAACTCCGCTTATGGTGCTCTGGGTAATGAATGGTTTCGTTACTATAAACTTGCCAATGCTGAAGCAGTGACACTCTCTGGACAGGTCAGCATCCGATGGATTGAAAATAAGATGAATGGATTCATCAATAAGATTCTGGAGACGGAGGGTGTTGATTATGTGATTGCTTCTGACACTGATTCCATTTACATCAACTTCCAAGGTGTTGTGAATAAGTTTCTGACAAAGTTTAAGGGCGATAAAGAGAAAACAGTCAGCATGATCGACAAGATCTGTAAAGATCAACTAGAACCATTCATTGATAAGTGTTACACCCAACTTGCTGATTATGTGAATGCTTATGACCAGAAGATGCAGATGAAGCGAGAGAACATCGCCGATCGTGGAATTTGGACAGCGAAGAAGCGTTACATTCTAAATGTTTGGGACAGTGAGGGTGTTCGTTATGAGGAACCAAAACTGAAGATTATGGGCATTGAGGCAGTGAAGTCCTCCACACCTGCTCCCTGTCGAAAGATGATCAAGGATGCCCTGAAGTTGATGATGGAAGGAACAGAAGATGATGTGATCAAGTTCATTGATAATTGCCGATCTGATTTCAAAAAGATGGCCATCGAGGAGATTGCCTTTCCTCGTAAAGTTTCTGATTTGAAGAAGCATAAATCATCCACACACATCTATGGAAAGGGGTGCCCAATGCATGTTAGGGGTTGCCTTCTTTACAACCATTACATTAAAGAGAAAGGATTGGGAAATAAGTATTCAATGATTGATAATGGTGAGAAGATAAAGTTTATTCATCTGAAGAAGGCAAACCCTATTAGAGAAAATGTTATCTCTTTTATTTCTGAGTTTCCTCATGAACTTGGACTTGACAAATACATTGATTATGACTTACAATTTGAAAAAGCATTTCTCGAACCTGTCAAGACAATTCTTGATTCCATTGGTTGGAACGTAGAGAAAACAACAAACTTGGAGTTATTTTTCGGATAGAAGATATGGATTTCTTACGTGACATTGTAAAGGAGATTGGGGACGAGTACACACAACTTGCTTCTGACATTGATGACTCAGAGACTTATGTGGACACAGGTTCGTACATTTTTAACGCACTGGTTTCAGGTAGTATATTTGGCGGTGTATCTGGGAACAAGATTACTGCCATTGCTGGGGAGTCTTCTACTGGAAAGACTTTCTTCTCTCTCGCTGTTGTTAAAAACTTTCTGGATTCTAATCCTGATGGTTACTGTCTGTACTTTGACACTGAAGCAGCAGTTAATAAGTCTCTTCTTACAAGTCGTGGAATAGACCTTAAACGAGTTGTAGTTGTTAACGTTGTCACTATCGAACAGTTCAGACAGAAAGCTCTTCAGGCTGTGGACCTTTACCAGAAAACACCAGAAGAAGAGAGAAAACCTTGCATGTTTGTTCTAGATTCTCTGGGAATGTTATCCACAGAGAAAGAGATTCAGGATGCTTTGGATGAGAAGAATGTTCGAGACATGACCAAGTCGCAGCTTGTGAAGGGGGCATTTAGAATGCTCACCCTAAAGCTCGGCCAAGCTAAAATACCAATGATAGTAACTAATCATACCTATGATGTCATCGGAGCTTATGTCCCAACTAAAGAAATGGGTGGAGGAAGCGGACTCAAATATGCTTCATCGACTATCATTTACCTCACTAAGAAGAAGGAGAAAGATGGAAAAGATGTCATTGGAAATCTTATCAAGGCAAAGACTGCTAAGTCGCGTCTGAGTAAAGAGAATAAGGATGTCACAGTTCGTCTTTATTATGACGAAAGAGGTTTAGACCGATATTATGGTTTGTTGGAACTGGGTGAACTGGGAGGTCTCTGGAAGAATACCGCCGGTCGTTATGAAATGGATGGCAAAAAGGTTTATGCCAAACAGATCATGAAAGAACCTGAGAGTTACTTTACCCAAGAGGTTCTTGAAAAATTAGACACAATTGCAAAGCAGGAGTTTTCTTATGGTGAAAGTATATGATGATGTGATTCCATCTGGAACATGTGAGAATTTGATTAAGATTTTTGAGTCTGATTCTCATCACCATGAATTTGTGAATCATGATCACAAACCCTGTTTTCATCAATTGAATTTGAACATTCATCATCCACATCTTGTTGCAAGTTTGGTGAACCTCACAAAGGTTGCATACGACAAGTATAAGAAAGACCTCAAGAATCCTTTCATGCCAAAGTGGAAGTTTCTTGAGGAATTTCGATTGAAGCGTTATAATACCTCAGGGGAAGAAAGGTTTGATGAACATGTTGATGTGGATAACTACAACACAGCAAAGAGAGCAGTTGCTTTTATTTTCTATCTAAACGATAACGACGGAGAGACACAATTCACAATGTCTGGAGAACGAGTGAAACCCGAATGTGGAAGGGTCACTGTGTTTCCTCCCACCTGGGAATATCCACATGCTGGACTCCCTCCCACTGATAATACAAAGTACATCTTGAGCACATACATTCATTATGGATAAGATTGAGATTCTCATTCTTAAAAACTTAATTCACAATGAGGAGTTTCTTAGAAAGGCAATTCCCTTCATTAAGAAAGAGTTCTTTCAAGAAAACAATCAACAAGTTATCTTCCAAGAGATCTTCAATTTTGTCACTCAATATAATGAGGTGCCAACTAAGGAAATCCTCTCCATTGAGATTGAGAAGAGAACAGATATCAATGAAACAATCTTCAGGGAAATCTCTAAGATTATTTCTTACTTAGATGAAGAGCCGGTTGAGTATAACTGGCTGTTAGACACTACGGAGAAGTGGTGTCGTGACCGTGCCATTTACTTGGCACTTCTGGAGTCGATTTCTATCGCTGATGGGAATGACGATAAGAAGACACCCGATGCCATTCCGTCCATTCTTTCTAATGCCCTTGCCGTAAGTTTTGACAGCCATGTGGGGCATGATTATCTTCTGGACTACGAGTTAAGATATGAACTCTACAATAAGAAAGAATCCAGGATTCCTTTCGACTTGGAATACTTTAACAGGATTACAAAGGGTGGATTGCCTAATAAGACACTCAATATTGCTCTTGCTGGGACTGGTGTCGGTAAGTCTCTCTTTATGTGTCATATGGCTTCTTCTGTTCTTCTTTCTGGTAAGAACGTTCTTTACGTTACAATGGAGATGGCTGAAGAGAAGATTGCCGAGAGGATTGATGCCAATCTCTTAAACCTCAACATTCAGGACATTGCTGATCTTCCTAAGACAATGTTTGAGACTAAGGTAAATAATCTTGCTAAGAAGACACAGGGAACATTAATCATCAAAGAATATCCAACCGCCTCTGCACATTGTGGCCACTTCCGTGGACTCCTTAACGAACTTTCTCTTAAGAAGTCATTTAGACCTGACATTATTTTCATTGATTACCTTAATATATGTGCTTCCAGCAGGTATAGCAAAATGGGTTCTGTCAATTCATATAGCTATATCAAAGCGATTGCTGAGGAGCTTCGAGGGTTGGCTGTCGAGGCAAACGTCCCTATCGTTTCTGCCACGCAGACCACTCGCTCTGGTTTTGGCAGCAGTGACGTTGAACTCACTGATACTTCTGAATCCTTTGGTTTGCCTGCTACTGCTGATCTTATGTTTGCCCTTATTTCAACTGACGAGCTTGAGTCACTGGGACAGATACTTGTAAAGCAATTGAAGAATCGTTATAATGATCCAACAATTTACAAGAGGTTTGTGATTGGAATCGACAGAGCCAAGATGAGACTTTATGATTGTGAGCAGTCGGCTCAGGATGAACTTCTTGACGGAGGAAATGAACCGGATTATAATCCCCAAGGGGAGAAGCCAAAGAAATCATTTGAGGGATTTAAGTTTTGAAACATTATTATCTAGAACCATTTAAGACAAGATTGCCAGGATTTAATACAGAGTTTTCAGTTCACGAACTGAAGATGAAAATTAAAAATGAACAAGAATTGGATTTTTATGAACAGCAGTTTGTTGATTATCTGAAGGAAACTGGAAATTGGGGAAAGGATTATGAACGTTGACACTAAAAAATACTTGGAGTTTGTTGATGCCGTCTGAATTGGTTACTAAAGAACAACCTCATTATTTTGAAATAAGAAATAATGATGGTAATCGATACTGTCATTGTGGTACTATGAGAGATGTAGAAAAAATGTTATCTCTTCATCCTGAATTTACCTATGAAAAGATTTATCTTCCCAACCCACCAAAGACTGTAGATATATTTCATACTTCAGTTGCACCTGACCCAGAACTTCCAGAACAAAAAATTCTTCCAGAATCCGAACTACAACCTATTGAAATTTGATGACTGTAAACACTAAAAAATACTTGGAGTTTGTTGATGCCGTTACTTCAGAACCAAGTAAAGATCACGAAGCTTTTGTATATCGTATCCAAGAACTTGAAGGTGAAGAGTTTCCTGCCGAGCGACTGCTTACTGCATCTGTAGGTATGTGTGCAGAAGCAGGTGAATTCACCGAAGTAGTCAAGAAGATTGTCTTTCAAGGTAAACCTGTCAATGAGGAGAACTTGTTCCACCTGAAGAGAGAGTTAGGTGATATTATGTGGTATGTTGCTCAAGCATGTATGGGTCTTAATACTACTATTGATGAGATCATTGAAATGAACGTGGACAAACTGAAGGCACGTTATCCAGGGGGACAGTTTGATGTTCACTATTCTGAAAACCGTAAGGAGGGGGATCTTTGACGACATTGGAGTTCGCCATTCTTGGATTTGTAATTGGAGTGCTCATTTGTGTAGTAAGAGAATTTATTGATAAGGAGAATTAATTTTGAAACCAATCACTCTTGATGAGTATAAAGAAGCAGCTGATGAGTTTATGCCTAAGTATTTCTTTGTTGCTGAACAACTTGGCGAAGGAGCAAAAACAGAAGACATTCTTGCAATTATGGAGAGTCTTGCTGGTGTTGCGATGAGGAACAGATCAGACAATAAAACAACTTTAGGATTCAATAAGAAGGAGGATGAAGATGGCGCTGTCTGATAGTGTTAGTGATTCATTAAAAGAAGCAGAGGGGGCTCTTAGAAATGCTCTTGCCTTTGCTGCAAGAAATGAAAGAACAATGGTGTGTCAGTCGATCGCTGATATCCTACACAGGATTGATATTCTCCAGTCCGCGGATAAACTTATGGATTCGTTGGAGAACCTTGGTAGGGACGGAGAAAATAATCCACATTTGTTCTAATGTATTACTTCTGGGCATATTTTGTTGCTCTCTGGACAACACTGATTGTTCCCTGTGTCACTAATCCAGTTAATTGGAAATACTGTTTTAATGATTGGGATGTTTGGTTGTATCCAGAGATTCAACGTGCCTGGGATTTGTATCAAAGGAACGAAAAACCTTATCAAGAAGAACGAGAGATCTTGGATTCCATAAATAACACTGAATAAGTTATTGCTTAGAGTCATGTCGGATATGAATAACCTGTATCGTGCATATTCTGCAGTGCATGATGACGGGATCAGAGGAGAACTTTCCGAATCCAGAGATGAGATCAGCTCAATGAAACTGTCGAAGATGACAGACGCTGACCTCACTGATCTTGCCGAAGAGGTTGTTGAGTTTTTGTTCCTTTCGGAACTGAGCATCAATGAGTCTTATGAGTTGATTGCTTCTTCTTTGGAAGATGCAGTTGATAAGGAAAAGACTGAAGTTCGTTTGAATAAGATTACTCGACTCGCAGAAGCATTCGACAGAGTTTATGAAAAGGTGGAAGAGAAAGCACCTAACATCGCCATCGAATCATTCCTCAATTATCGTGAGAGTAAGCCTCTCATTGAGAAATGGGAAGGTCGTGTGACTCATGAACATGGTAATGCTAAGATTCACGCCTCTGTGATTGCACAAGACAGATCTGATGCGATTGAGGGTCTTCTGAAAATGTTTGAAGCTAGAAGACCCGGTGAGTCTAAAAAAGAATACGCCGATAGACTGGTTAAAAAGTATACCGGCGGCAGGGGTTTGGGAAAGACTTATGATCCAATGAAGGATCCAAACTTCGATCACGATAAGGCCGAAAGAACTCGTGGTTCGATGAAAGAAGCTAAAGATCCTCTGAAGAAACAGCAGGAAATGAATCGATCGGGAAGATCAGGACTCGATAGGATTGGTACTGCTATTAAGTCTGTACAAGACAAAAAAGAAGTTGATGCAGATAAAGCAAAGACAGATGCTGAGAAGAGAAGAGCAAAACTCAAAAAGAAGTTTGGTAAGTCAATCAATGCAGGTATGAGGGAGGAATGGGCTTCAGCTTACGTTTCCATCTACGAGAAGAAACTGGCT